ACAACCGGGATGCCCAGCTGTCGGAGAAAATTGGCACCTTGCGCGATGCCTTGAGTCGCGGCGATCCAGCGCGCAGAGTCGACAACGGTTTGCGGAACACGGCCAGGGTATTGGCGCGGGCGGGATTGGGGTGCGGTCATCGTGAGGGCTTGCATGGCTTACTCCTTCGTCGGGTTGGGTGCCTGTCAAATCGGCAGCGCACGGTCGAATATTAGCAGATTTGGAAACGTTAGCAAGTCTGTAAAGCGAATTTCCGACGAACGGTAGGCGTCGCGGCGGCAGCTTGAGCCTTTCGGCAACCCCTGCAGCGTGCCAGGCTCGCCAATCCGCCCTCATTGTTCGCAAATCGCAAACACCAACCCGCTTTTCGGCCTCGATTGTACGCGAATTGCGAACAGCAATCCCCCATTTGGGCTATTGGACTCCCGCGAGTGCGGGGTGTTAGCAGAATGGCTAATGGTCGGGAGGGTGTTAGCGGATTGCTAACGGGTGTTTGCCAGGTCGGGGAGCGGGCGGCGTAAGGAATTCCTTGGGTCGGCGAGCGCGCGAGGAAGGTGCCCCACACACGCCCCCAAAAAGCAAAAAGCCATTTCCGTATCGTCTTCAGAAAATCGCTTTGCGCCCACCGGCCTTTCCGTATATGCTGCCCGTCATCGGCCGGAAATTCCCGACTCGCCCGTATATCGTCAAGCAAACTGTTAAATGCCGCCCCCTCTGCGCGTCATCTTCGAGCTCCCCGGCAGCGAGCCGCCGCCTTCCCGCCCGCCGCGCGAGGCCCCGGCGCGCAACGTCTACGCCCGCACCTTCGAGTCGATGGACCGCGGCGCGCAGGTCCGAATCACGCGGGCGCTGCCCACGGTGCGAGCCGCGGTCTACGCCTTCATGAAGACCCCGGCAGGCCGGGACAAGAAGTTCATCGTTCGTCAGATCAAACCGCGGCTGTGCCGCGTATGGAGAACCCAATGACCGCACCCCTCTACCATCAGGACGCACTCAGTTCGTTCCAGCAAGGCGCCCGCCTCGACCTGCGCGTGCGCGTGGCCATCCAGCTGCTCACCTCGCCGCTCGGCGCGGAGATCACCCGGCAGGTCCGTGCCGACGCGGACGCCGGGCACGCAGTGACCCCGGCCACCACGATCGCGCTGAACGCCGCTGAAGCGCTTCTGGCCGAAGGCGCCGAGCGCGGCTGGGTCACGCCCCTGCCCGAGACCTCGGTGCTCAACGCCGACGAGCGCCTGTTCGCCGAGCGCCAGGTCAACGTGCAGTTGCACCAGCAGGCCCACGCCAACCGGGAACAGGCGAGGACCGCCCCGGTCGTGCAGGCGCCGTTCGCCGGGAGGCAGTGATGCCGCTTGAGAAGTCGCGATCCAACGCCGCGCGCAGCCGCAACATCCGCGAGATGGTGCGCGCCGGCCACCCGGTGAAGCAGGCCGTCGCGGCGGCCTACCGCAACCAGCGCCGCGCCAAGCGGCGGGGGAGCCGGTGATGGACCGCTGGCTGATCCGCATCATGGGCGGCCTGATGGTCGCCCTGCTCTTCGCCCTCCTGATGCTCGTCGCCACCCTGCTCTCCGGCTGCGGCGCGTCGCTCGGTGACGAGAGCAACTCGCCGTGCCGCGAGGCGACGCAGCGCGGCGTGTCCGTGGGCAACGGCTGCAGCGAGGCCGGCGCGCCCAATGGCTGAAATCTTCTCCGTCGACCGCTTCGAGCGCTTCTGCGCTCAGTTGAAGATCGACAGCAAGGAGTACGGCCCGATGCCGCTGAAGTGGCTCGGCGGCCAGCGGTATTTCGTGAACGAAGTCGCGGCAGGGATCAACAACGATGTCCACACGTTCGTGGTTCTTAAGGGACGACAGTTGGGCATATCGACTGTTTCGCTTGCGCTGGATCTGTATTGGCTCTTCAAGCACCGAGGACTGCAGGGAGCGGTCGTTACAGATACGGACGAGAACCGGGAAGTGTTTCGGTCTTACGTTGAGCAGTATGTCAACTCACTCCCTAAATCAGCCAAGCCACCGACGGAGATTCACAATCGAGTTCAACTCGTCCTGCAGAACAATTCTCGACTGATGTACATGGTGGCCGGCGTGCGCAAGAAGGGCGAGCTCGGCCGCGCCAAGGCCGTGAACTTCATGCACGGCACCGAGTGCTCGTCGTGGGCCGACGAGGAGGGTTTCCTCTCGCTCATGAACACGCTGGCCCAGGTCAACCCGCACCGCCTCTACATCTTCGAGAGCACGGCGCGCGGCTACAACATGTTCTACGACGTGTGGGAAACGGCGAAGAAGTCCAAGACGCAGCGCGCGATCTTCATCGGCTGGTGGCGCAACGAGATTTACCGCAAGCCCAAAGGCTCGACCGACTTCAAGACCTATTGGGACGGCCACCCGACGTCGGACGAGCGCATCTGGATCAAGGAAATCTACGAGCGCTACCGCGTCAACATCGAGCCGGAGCAGTTGGCCTGGTGGCGCTGGTACGTCGACGAGAAGATGAACGGCGAATCCTCGATGGCGCTGCAGGAGATGCCGCCCACCGAGGACTACGCGTTCCAGCTTTCGGGCTCCAAGTACTTTTCCAGCGAGCGCGTCAACCGCACGCACCAGCGCGCGATCAAGCAGGAGTGCGTGCACTTCCGCTACATCTTCGGCCTCAACTTCGAGGACACGCAGTTCGTCCAGTGCAACGAGGAGCAGGCCGAGGTCACGGTGTGGGAAGTGCCGCAGACCAACGGCGTCTACGCGATGGGCTGCGACCCGGCCTACGGCTCGAGCGAGTGGGCGGACGCCTTCGCGGCCCAGATCGGCCGCTGCTACGCCGACCGCATCGAGCAGGTGTGCGAAGTCTGCGCGACGGACTGGACCGAGCAGCAGTACGCCTGGGCGGTGGTGCACCTGGCCGGCTGGTACCGAGGCGAGCGCGGCTGCATGCTGACGCTCGAGATGCAGGGGCCGGGCGGCGCGGTGCTGAACGAGATCAACAATCTGAAGCGCATGTCCGGCTTCCTGCCGCGAGGCGATCCGCGCGCCGGTGCGTTCGACGTCGTGGGCATGATCCGCGACTACCTGTGGACGCGGCAGGACTCGATGACCGGCAACGTCGCCATGCAGTGGCAGACGAACCCGAAGGAGAAGGTGCGCATGATGAGCACCCTGCGCTCGTACTTTGAGCGCGAGATGGTCATCATCAACTCGCCGCAGACGATCCAGCAGTTCCGCAACATCCACCGCACCGGCGACCAGATCGGCGGCGAGGGCCGGGCCAAGGACGACCAGGTGATCGCGCTCGCGATCCTCGTCATCGCGTGGAACGACTGGCTCATGCAGGAGATGCAGGCGGCCAACCGGACCTACGAGCGCGAGAACCGGCCGCAGGAGACGCAGCGCGCGCTCAGTCCGGTGGAGGCGGGGGTCTTGAAGTTCCTACAGAAGCAGGGCATCCAGTATGGACCTCGACGTTGACGCCGACGGCGCGTTCGACCCCGACAGGCTGCGCTTGTGGTTGAAGGGCCTCGACATCCGCAAAGGGCGATCGAGGAAAAATGACCAGACGTTGCGATTGAGCGACATCGCACGGTATATTGAAGCCGACCCCGGCGTGCTGTCCGAAGCGCGCGCCGGCGGCAGCATCCCGAAACCGCTGCGGATCAAACTGTCGCAGTTCATTCTCAAGTGGGAGCGTGGCGAGGTGCAGAAGCGCGAGGTCGACGGCAGGTTCGTGCTGTGCAATATGAAGCGCCTCACCGGCTACGGTCAGCGCATGAAGGTCGTCTTCGGCCCGCAAGGCGCCCGTCTGAAGCTGCTCCCTTCCCCGCAGGAGATCGACTGATGGCGCAAAGCTCGCGCATCGCGGAGTGGGTCCTCGAGCATCTGCGCCGCTCGCCCGTGCCGGTTCCGGGGCGCGAACTCGCGCGGCGCATGGAGCGGCCCTACCAGTCCGTCCAGTCCGCGATCGCACGGCTCGAGGAGCTGGGCAAGCTTCGCCGTGTCGGCGTGGCCAAGCGCGGCCCCACACCCGGCCCTGGCGGCTTCGCCTACACGCTCGTGAACAGGAGGGCCTGATGGCCGTCATCAAGGAGTGGCGCTGCGCCGCCCACGGCGACTTCGAGGGCTCGCACCCGATCTGCCCGGCGCTGGGCTGCATGTCGGAGAGCGTCGAGCGCGTGTTCCTCACCGCGCCGGCGCAGCGCTCGGGCAACGACGCCACGGCGCGCTTCGACGCCGGCATCAAGCGCACGGTCGACGGCATGCGCCTGGGCAACCTGCGCTCGGCGCGCCCCGGCGAGACATCGTTCGCCGGCCGTGCGCAGCAGGAGGGCTCGCGCGGCAGCGTGCTGTGGGGCAGCGACATCCAGAAGACGCTCGGCCGCTCGATGGCGCAGCTCGCGCAGTCGGCCGCGCAGCCCCTGAACGGCCAGGACGTGCCCAACTCCGGCATGCGCGCCGCGGCCACC